TTTATGTGTTTATGGACATGAAGGAGAGTATAGTATTTGCGTTAAGGATAAAAAGAATGATACATCTAATGTATTCTCTCTACCATTGCGTAAAGTTATCTTTGAGAATCCTGGGAAAGCAGATGAAGCACGTCGTAACTTCTGCTATTGTTTCAAGGTTGAAAACCTTAAACTAATTGAAGGCACATACCATGTTTGTATCAGTAAAAAGAATATTGCAAACTTTAATTCACTAAATTACTCATCTCTTAATTACTATATCGCTCTTGAGCCTTGATAGAAGTTGTTGATGATTTTCTAACCCCATCGTATCACAAAGAGATATTAGATTTTATCTCTAGTGGGTCGATGATGTGGCATTATTGTCCTAACATTACCTCTGATACTGGTAGTGACTTAGGGCATGAAGGTTTTTCTTCGTTGTTAGTAGATTCAAATCATCATGTCCCACCTAGTCCACTGGTATCATTGATTATGCCATGTCTATTTCAGATTAAAGACCATTTAGATTCTCCTAAAATCTTAAGGGCAAGATTAGACATGACATTATATCATCCATATTGTATACCTCATAAAGAGCATACAGATATGGAGATTCCTCATTACTCTGCTGTATATTATTTGAATGACAGTGATGGTAATACCATTATTGGAGATACAAAGGTTGCACCCAGAGCAAATCGTGTGGTAGTATTTGATGGAGACATTGTCCACAATGGACACTCTCCCTGTGAGCACCACAATCGCATTATTATTAACTCAAACTACGATGTCAGATAAATTATTTCTTTGGGTAGAGCAATACAGACCAAAGACTATTGAAGAATGTATTTTACCTGACTCTACTAAGAAAGTATTTGAAGGATTCCTTAAACAAGGAGAGATTCCTAACCTACTTTTAAGTGGAGGTGCAGGAGTAGGAAAGACAACCGTAGCAAAGGCATTATGTAATCAATTAGAGTCAGATATTCTGGTCATTAATGGGTCAGATGAGGGTAGATTTCTAGAGACCGTCCGTAATACTTGTAAGGTATATGCATCTACTGTATCCTTAACTTCAAAAGCAAAACATAAGGTAATTCTTATAGATGAGGCAGACAATACTACACCTGATGTGCAGTTATTGCTTCGTGCTTTAGTAGAAGAGTTTCAAAAGAATTGTAGATTTATTTTTACATGCAACTATAAAAATAAAATCATTGCACCTCTACATAGTAGGTGCTCTGTTATTGATTTTCAGACACCATCAGCAGAAAAACCACAGATTGCAAGAGCATTCTTTACTCGTATCAAAGACATACTTGATATCGAAAAAATAAAGTATGAAGAGAAAGTTGTTGCTGCTGTAGTCCAAAAGTTTTACCCTGATTTTAGGAGGACACTTAATGAATTACAAAGATACTCATCTAGTGGGAGAATTGATACTGGGATTCTTGGGAATAGTAACGATATACACATTGCTAGCCTTAACGCTTACCTAAAGAAGAAAGAATTTACTAATATGAAGAAGTGGGTCACACAGAATATGGATAATGACCCTGTTGACATCATGAGAAAAGTATACGATAATTTATACAGTGTATTAGAGGGTGCATCTATACCCGAAGCAGTGTTAATTATCGCTGAGTATCAATACAAGAGTGCATTTGTTGTTGACCAAGAGATTAACATGGTTGCATTCCTTACAGAGATAATGATGAGGTGTGAATTCAAATGATTACAGCAGAAAAACTACTTAAAATCTACATAGCAGTTAGAAAGAAGACACATAAATATAAACCCACGCGAAAACACTACAACGTGCACTTATACGGATGAAAACTCATAGACTATATCCAGTAGAGATTTTTGAATTTAGATTTGACCCTGATGGTGTTGATTATATTGACATTATTAACTCATCTAACCTAGAAAGACGTCCTCATACATGGGTACAGAATACTGAGTTGAATCTACATCACTTAGAAGAGTGGGAGCCAGTCGTAGATTTTTTTCATTCATGTTTAGGAGAGATTCATAGTCATTTTAACTATGATTGTAAGGGTTTTAGAGTCACATCTATGTGGGCTAACAAATGCGAAGAAGGAGTGGCTCATGAGCCACACAGACATGCTAATTCTTTTTGGAGTGGCAACTTATGGTTAAATGAAGGGACACCACTTTTGTTTTTTGACCCTGTGCAACAGAGGTCAATGGGTCAAATGGAAATTTTTAGAAGACCAAAGATATCCATGTCAGGTATAGAGCAGAATGCACCTATTATAGAGAAGGTGGACGCAATGCCACATAAGATGGTAATATTTCCTAGTTGGTTTGTGCATAGCACACAGCAGGCACATGCTGATAGATATAGTGTAAGTTTTAATTCAATGCCAGTAGGCGAAATCAATCAAGGTATCTTAAATATGGAGGTGCTATGAAAATAGAATTTGAAAAACAGTTTGGAGAAGGTGTCGATCCATGGCACGAGAAAGCAAAGAGGTATGTAAAGAAAAAATTTAAGAATCCTTATCTACAACACCTTGCACTTGGATTCATTGAGTGGTTAAAAGCGAAATGGATAGATGCAAAGATAGAAAATACTATGAGAGACGTAGACATACAAGCAAAAGAATTAGTAGAGACATGGGAGGAGGAGAATAAACCTAAGACCATCATTACTACTACTCCATCTGAGGTAAAAGGACTAGATAACATGTCAATATCTCTTGAGGAATCAATACGCTCTATTGATGATGCAGAAGACATTAACTATGATGACATGGCGGGTGGATGATGAGACAAAGATACGATGATGTACCCCTATTTCCTGTTAGATGCTTCAATTTTAAAGCATCTGATGCCCTAGTAGAAGATACACTGGAAAAAGTAAAGAAACTAGACTACCGTAGATACAATGAGCCTGAGGGTGTAGGCACTAGCAATGATATACACGCTAACCCACAGTTCAGAGGTCTGCACGACTGGTTTCAACAGTGTATTGATACTTTACATGCAGATAATGGGTGGCAGTGTGACCGTATAGTAGTAAACAAGTCTTGGGTCAACCGAAGTGATGCCGAAAAGGGTGAGCATCATGCTCCACATAGGCATCCAATGTCCTATTTAAGCGGTATATTCTACCTCACAGAGGGTCCTCCAACAGTGTTTTTAGACCCCATTCAATTAAGAGAGTGGCAACAGTTTCATTTGGACGGAGGACCTATCCAAGACAGTCGACAATTCATCCACAGTGGGGCGGGTGGCTGCTTTATATTTCCTTCATGGTTGGTGCATGCGAGTGTAGAAAATCTTGGAAAAGAAGACAGGTATTCTATAGCATTTAACACCTTCCCGCAGGGTAATTTAAACTCAGGTGGGTGGGATCAACCTATGGTTACTGTTGATGTGACTAGCGGTTGGTCGCAACTAGGTCCTTTGAAATTATCTGATTATGCAGGGTAAAGAAGTCCATCTATTTCCAGTAGTATTAAGAGAATATCATGCAGATATCACTCATAATACCGATAAAGTCATTGAGTTTCTCAAGACATATCCTGCTATGCAATCTAATATTCCTGAGGGAGTTATCACTACACGACCTGACTTGCATGAATGTGAGAATGAGTATGTAGATGAGTTATTTGGATTCTTTGAGGAGTGTTTACAAGAGTATAGAGTCCACTACAAATTATATTGTGAGGAATTAAAGATTACTCTTGGTTGGGCTAACCATGCCCCTGCAGGAAGTGGGTTTGGACACCCATTACACCGACATCCTATGTCATATCTGAGTGCAGTTTACTATCTTACTGACGGTGCTCCTACATTTTTTGATGACCCATGCACACCTAGGGTTTACGATACGTTAGATGTGTGGTATCATGATAAAATGGAGTCTGATTGGGGTATCAATGAAAAAGTTGATGCTGAGGCAGGCAAACTGATACTCTTCCCATCATGGTTGAAACACTATTCTGGTAGACAGATGGAAAACTATGATAGATGGACGATTTCTTTCAATGCATTCCCTAATGGTGCTGTAAATATGGGACCTTGGGATATGCCACAACTACACGTTAAATTATGAAGTATTTGAAGACACCCTTACGTTACCCAGGTGGTAAATCTAGGGTTGCTAAACGTTTAATCACCAAATTTCCTAAGAATATTGGTGAATTTAGAGAGCCATTTGTAGGTGGTGGGTCAGTTGCATTACACTTCTCACAGTTGTATCCTGACATCCCTGTATGGGTCAATGATAAGTATGAATATCTCTATAATTTCTGGGTAAATCTACAAAAGAATGGTGCGGAATTATCTGACACTCTTATTGATATAAAAGTAAATCATAGTAATGAAGACAAGGCAAAAGAATTATTTAAAACTGCTAAAGATGAGATAAAAACTGCGGATTCTTTCCGTAGAGCAGTATTATTCTGGGTATTAAACAAGTGTAGTTATAGTGGACTAACAGAAAATTCTTCCTTCTCTGCTACTGCATCCAGACAAAACTTTACTACTCGTGGTGCAGGATATTTGAAGGAAATATCTAAGATTATACAGCATTGGAAGATTACTAACCTAGATTATACTGAGGTGATGATGGATGAGTTATCAACACCAAGAAATTGTTTTGTATTTCTAGACCCTCCTTATATGATTAGTAGTTATTTGTATGGCACGGACGCAAAGTTACATAAATCATTCGACCATGATAAATTTGTTGATGATTGTGCTGCATGTCCGTTTGATTGGATGGTAACTTATAATAATGATGATTATCTTAAGGAAAAGTATAAGAAGTTTTATCAAGAAGAGTTTCAGATTACATACGGTATGAAACATAGAGCAAACAACCACCTAAAGAAAGAATTGTTAGTTGCTAACTACGATATAAACCCTGTATCACCCCTAGAAGCACTTGTATATTGATATAATGCCAACTGCTGTCTATAAAGATAAGCTTGGATACAAACTAACGTTACAACAGAGAGATACATTAGATAATCTGGTCATACATCCCAATCAACTTAGTGAAGAAATGGGTATTCTTGATAGACCAGAGTTTAAATCTATGAAAGATGTAGTCTTTTCCCATGTAAAAAAATATGAGAAAGATGTTTGTGGATTTAAGTCTAGTTTATCTTTTAAATTAACAGAGTCTTGGTATAAAGAAACTGTACCTGGGGATGACCACCTAGACCACAATCATCCTAATAGTATGTTGAGTGGTGTAGTATATTTAAACGTCCCTAAGGGTAATAAACATCATGAAGGACTTAATTTAATTCATATTGAGAATCGTGGAGTATTTAAACACCATGACTTTAGATATGATTACACACCAACAAAATATAATCAGATTTCAACCTTCATTCCTGTTGAGACTGGAGATATAGTATTGTTTCCATCTTACCTTTACCACTTTGTCTCTCGCAATGAATCTGAAAATGAATCTAGGAGAATAATTTCTTTCAACACTTTCATTCAAGGGAGAATGAGTTGCGAAAATACCTATCCCAACGTACTTACTATTAAATAATGCC